CTCATATTTTTTCTCCTTAATAGTGAGCTCCCGAAGGAGCTCACATTATTTTATTATGCTAGATTGTTATTTTGAATGTAAGTTACAGTCAAAGTTGCAACGCCAGCATCTGCAGTTGTAGCAGAAGAATCAGTAAAGATTTTTACATCTGTACTTCCAATATCTTCCCACTCATCACTATCTGCAATTGTCGCTTGCGAACCTAATTTAATTACATTCGCCGTGCTAACAGCAACAGCTGTACAAAGTTCAGTTGAAGTCGAACTCGTTCCAATACTTAACGTTGCTGAGTTATCATACGCAGTTGTGACATACACATAACATTCTACAATTTGACTGTTTGCAGGAATAACAATTCCTGAAGCAGCTGCTGTTGTAGATTGTGTAATTGCTGCGGACTGAGCCATTAATACAGAACCGACATTTTTAATGTCTGTTCCAACAGTAGTCCCAGTTGTGTTTCTAATTGTTCCGGCTTTTATTGGTCCGGAAAATGTAGTTGTTGCCATATTATCCTCCTAGTTTTTATGAACGTAGCCTCTAGGCCGTCGACTATACTCGTCTACGTTCTTAATTAATTGTATAGTGATAAAGTTATACGCTAAATTTAAATTTAGTGCAAGATATCCCGTGATGAAGTGCTGATTTCAGTGATATAGCTTTTTTATTTAAGTGGCTACTGACACTTCTGGAGCTGCGTTTTGAATTGCATTTTCTCGGTCTGCAATTTTGCCTTCTTCCAGCTTGATTTCGGTGATGACTTCTTTAATTTTATCATCTATCCTAACCATATTGAGAGTATACTTACCGTATACGTTATGCTCCTGCTCCCAACTTAGCTCCAATGACTTCTTGGCCTTGTATAGGTCTTGGATCATTTATAACCTCCTCATAGGTTATCCATTTACGACGTTTGTCGTAAAATCCTGTTTCGTCCCACTTTACACTTTTTTCTCCTAATTTGTCAACTATAGATTGTTCCATAGCTTCGGAAGAATCTTGACACTTTATTGGAAATTTAGTGCGGTATCCGTAGGCAATTATAGTGATGAGAAAGTCCTTTTTCATTGTTATTTCTTACTTTATTATCGAAATGAGGCGATTTTAAGGCCGCCTCATTCCTAAGTTTATTGATTAAGCACCTTCAACGCCGAAAATACCTCTATAGTCAGAACAGCCGAAACTGTATCTTTCTCTAGCTTTGTATCTTACGTTTCCAGTATCGAAATCGCCTTCCATCGCAGTTTTGATTGGTGCTCTATTGAAATATTTCATTCCATTAGGCACATCAGTGATGATGTACCAAGCATCCGTATCAGTTACAAAGTTATTAACTCTGTATCCTTGTGGGATCATTCCCATTGAACGGATAGCATTGATGTCATTATCTGCTGTTCCAACTCTGCCTTGAGATTTCATCAATCTTTCAGCATTGAATTGATTTTCAGAAGGGATAATCATTTTAGTACCTCTTGCTGCAATTTTAAGACCTCTTTCGTCTGTCATTGCTGCAATGTCTATCAATGATTGTTCTAATGAAGTTTCATTCAAGTCGGCTTGTGTAGTCAACGTGTTAGAAACAGTACCCGCGATTGTCGGGTGACTTGTCGCGAACAATGTAGAACCGTCACCAGTGGTGAAAGTAGTTCCGCTCGCTCCAGGTAACCCTTGAATTAAAGGTGTAACTGCTTTTACTTGTTTTGTGTTTGCCATCGATCTAGCTAACGCTTTTGTATATCTAGAAGCGAGTCTGTCATACAGGTTATCTTCGATTGCTTCCTCAGTTATTGAGAAGGCTAACGCAACTGTTTCGTGCGTATATCTAGCGCTGTAAGTCTCTTGAGCTGAGTCAAAAGTTACGCCAGAACCTTCTGGTTTAACTGCGGCATTTGCAAATCCTGATAACATAACTTCCTCTTCGAAAGCTCTGTCTGAAGATTCTTCCGCATATATTTCTGCGTGCTGATTTTCATAGCGTTTGTACTCCAGGCCGAATAAAGCGTTCAAACCTGGCTCTAGTTCTTTAACTAGTTGTCCTCGTGATATAGCCATAATTATTCCTCCTTATACTCCTGCTACTTGTTTAATAAAGTGTTCGTTAATCGTAACAACGAAGTTTGTATTAGCTGCTGCTAAATCGTTGTTTTTGATTTCTTTCGAAACACCTAGTACTTTTAACTGACCCGTAGTTGAATGCAGAGTTGAATCATCTAGTTCTACTTTTGAAACGTAGTTAGCTGAGTCGCCTGCCGCATACAAGATATCGTAGTTCATGAAAACATCAGTTTGTGCCGAAGCACCTGAGTTATCTGTTTGAACTTCGAATCTTTCGTACGGATCATCGCTTACGAAACCAACAATATCTGAGGCTGTATTTGAACCTGCCAGATTGTTAGCCCACGTAGGCTTGTTTGTTGTTGCTGCCGTGTAGAAGATCCCGTTTAGTGATCCCAATAATACATCGCCCGCTGCTGCAACGCCAATATAACCAGTCGCCAGTGCTTTCACTGGATCTTGGAAATATATAGCGGTTGAACTAGCCGCGATAGCATATTCGGATAAACCTTGGTTATCTCTATTTTGGCCTACTTTGCCAATTGGTCTTAGACCAAAGGCGCTGTCTTGATTTGCCATATTTATGTCCTCCTTTGAACATCTTGTTATAGTTTATCCGGAGGTAGAATCGTTAAAAAATTAACTTTTCTTTGTACCACCGAAAGTAACTCGAGTCTGTCTATCTATATTGATAGGCATGCTCGGATGCTCTTCCTTCATGAGATCGGAGTCTACTGCTTTTACTTTATCAGCGTGCTGTCTTTGGTAATAGTCAGTCCGCTGTTTTGCGATCTCTTCCGGTACTCTAGCGAGCACTAGGCCACCAACTCCGATAATCCCCTTGTATTTGCCGTCTTCGACAACTGGATAGTCTGAATCTGGGTATTCATCCGCTCTTACTAATTCATAACCAGATCGTAATCTGCCTTGAATGTTCTTAGTGTCCGAAAACCCTACGGACTCAGCTCTTAACCATCTGTGCCTAAAACCTGTTGGCGCAGGGGGTGCATCTAAAGATGATGGTGGAGTCCAAACTTTTTTATGAGCTGTCTTTTCTCTAGTTTGGCTCGCACGGGAAGTTTTTTTGTCTTCATTTTTCATACGCTTATACCTCCTTCGTGATATTTAGTTTTTGTTTTGCGTACTCTTCAGGTGGCACTCCTAATTTTTTAGCGATTGCTAGCTCAGAAGAAGTGAGTCTGACTTTTCTGCGACCTGTATTTGTACTTCGCTTCGCTGAAGCTACTTGTTGTACCGGTTTGGTCGATTCCTTAGTATCAGTTGTACCAAATTTCTGCGGAAATGCAAGCTTCATTTGCTTATCAATTTCTGCATAGTATTCGTCACTTGAAGTGTCAAAACCTTGGTCTTCAGTCAGTCTTTTGTGGATATCAAACGCTGTATACGTCATTGCAGAGTCTGTTCCAAACCAGCTATTTTTTTCAGCCCAACCTTCTGCTTTTGGATCAGCAGGTAATTGAGGTGATTTCATAGCATCCTGTAAAGAAGGCATTGGTTGTGATTTACGCTTTGCTACTTTATCCTGAGCTTCCTTGGCCTCAAGATATTTTGCTTTTTTGTATCCTAACTCGGAAATTGAAGCCATAGCTTCTGTTTCCGCTCCTAGATCATTTGCCTCTCTAGCAGCAGCTAACTTAGCTTTTGCAGCGTCAAGTCCTGTTTTGATACTTTCTTCGGTTGCATGTAAAAAACCAGGTTCTAATTTACTTAACCTAGTTTTCATTTTCTTTTGGTCTACGATTACACCTTCAGCATACTTAACTGCAGCGTCTTTTTGACGTTCTGCTTCTCTCCATTTTTTAGTTAATTTAGAGATTCTTTTTTGTACACCTTCACTATAATCAGATAGTTCTTGGTCCTTTTTTTCTTCCTGCGGTTTTTCAACTTCTTCTTCTTTTTTAGTCTCTACAGCAGGTTCTTCTTTTTTTTCTTCAACAACTACTTTTTCCTCTGGAGCTTTTACTTCTTCTTTTGGCGCTTCAGTTTCAATCGGAGCCGTCTCTTGTTTTTCTTCTGGCAGTTCTATCTCTTTATCCGGTCCGGATGTGTCGATAGGTACTGTCTTTTTGTCTACGTCTGGCATAGTTTCCTCCTATGTTAAAATTGATGAAGTATATCTTCGGGATTTTCGATGGTTGCTAATACTTCATCGTCATTTAGCAATCTTACTTCCCCGCCATCGATCTGTATTCGGCTACCTGCATATCTTGCAAAAATAACCCAATCTCTTTTTTTACACCAAGGTCCTTCTGGAAATTTTTCTTTGTCATAACAATGAGGACCCATTTCTAAAACTAATCCACATGTTGAAGCTACCTGTTGTCTCTCTAATGTAGGCTCTCCTAAATATATACCACCTCTAGTTTTTTCTGGTAGTTTAAAAGGTAAAACTAAAATTCTCCAACCTGTTGGTTTAGGTAGTTTAGTTGTTTCTTTACTTTTTAAACGTTCGTAACCTTCAATTTCTTTTTTCTGAGTGTCTTTGTATTTTTCTTCTAAAGCCGGTTTATGCTTCAGTATCTTCGGAGACTCCGAACTTGATAATTTTGCTGTTTCCCTGTTTCTCATTATGCTCCTTTTTCTTCAGCAGGCTAGAGATGTCCTGTGATATTTTATAATAGGCATGTGCCTGTCCCATCATATATTTATATTTTTCCATATTGTCAACCCCACCTGAAATCATGGCGTCGCCAATTTGTTGATATTGTTCTTTCAGTGCTTTTTGTATTTTATTAATTAGTGTTAGCTCTTCCATTTTAAATTAAATCCTTATAATAACTTTCATACGACTTATTACTTAACTCTTTTCCTCCATATTCAGATCGAATAGCTGATCCTATGTATTTAGCTTCTTTTTTCTTTTTCTTGTTCTTCTTTTCTACGGTAACTTGTGAACCACCGCCAAATTTTAAACCAGAGTCTTTTTTATCAGGCTTTTTTACCATTTTTTCTCAGCTTACCACAATTCTTAGCTATTGCAACTCGTGTAGGGCCTCCAGATTTGTACTTATGCTCCCAACGCTTCGCAATTTTGGGTAAATTAGCGTGCATATACCGTCTTTGCTTTTCTGACTTAAAAGGCATTATTTCTTCTTAC